GATATATTAAAAGTATATACGGCAGAACAATTATATATAATGTACCGCAATATTATTCTTGCCGATAAAGTGGGTTTAACCGATTTCAACGCGGGTTCGCGTCCGCGTGCACTACTTGAATCAAATTCTGAAATCATATCCAGCATAAGCATGGATTTCAAAACCACTATATACAAGGCTATCCCGGTCGCGCTCTATGAAGGCTTTGGATTTGGAAAAATAGGAGAATTGAAGGCCCAGGGATTTCTGCGCCTTTTCCGAAAACCCGCGTTATGGATTAAATATACGGGCGCGGGGTCGAGCGCGAAAATTACAAATATATCGACTGAATTTGGGGCCGCCTGCATAGGCGCGCCATCTGACGCTTTTAGTTTTGATTATTCCCTGTACCCCACGCTTACGGATTTAGTTGCGGCAATTGACGGATTAACGAATTGGTCGGCGACTCTTGTCGGCGACGGCGACATCGATTGCGTCGATTTATATCAATATACTGCGGAAGAAGTTATCGGCGAGGTCAATTATCTCAATGCCACAGGATTTGACATTTGCCTTGCCATTGATCTTGCAATTGACGTTCCTACCGGATTCTCGGTATCGCTGGATCAGAATACTTTTTTGACTACGGTTGACGCCACATTGGCGGCAGGCGCGGCCAGCGTATCCGTAGCCGCAGAGGCAAGCCTGGCCGGAGTAGACGGAAAGATTATAGCTGCTGCGATAGATATATTGAACGGGAAGGGATCAATTAATTCCAGCATAGACGGAATAGATTACGTCATCAATGACACCGCTTTTGCCGGCGGCGCGGCGGAAGAAACAGACTCAGAGAGAAAGACAAGATTCAAACAAACGGTAAACGCATTAAATGCAGGAACGAAGGAAGGGATATTATCTGCATTGCGCGGAATATCAGGCGTTCGCAGCGTTGGCATGAGGACATCATATCCCTTTAAAGGCTCAAATACCATAATCGTAGACGATGGTTCCGGTTCCGGCACATTATCAGCGGCATTACTGGCTGAGGTGGAAAAAGTATTATACGGAGATCCTAATGATTTCTTGAATTATCCGGGCAAGAACGCTGAAGGCATATCCTATCTTATCGCTGCGCCTACGATAGTGCCTGTTGACGCATCTATTGCCATATACAGGCTGCCTAACGTAAACGTCGATTTGACCGAGATTCAAAATGATGTTAAAACAGCAGTTGAGCAATACATCAATACCAGGGGCTTGGGTGAAAACGTGCTTCTAAGTGAAATCATCAGAGTGGCGAAGAATGCGAATGCGGCTGTATACGACATCGTTATTAATAGCCCTTCCATCAATATCCCAATCAATGATAATGAATTCTCAAAAACCGGGACAGGAACAGGCGGAACGGTATCGGTAACGGTATCAATCACGACGGCGGTATAGAATGATAACGGATAGAATAAACGATAATTTAAAAGCATTATTCAATATCGATGATCCCGTATATAAGAGTCTGATCTGCGACAAAGACGGGACCATCCCCGCGACTATTACGAAGCCAACTGATATCGATATCGGGGCAATTGCGAGTCAGATTGAATACCTGCGATTCCTTTCCATTACTTTGATAAAACAATTATATATCGACCAGGCTACGGCAGAATTTCTGAAGTATCAACTTAATGAATTCTTTAATAGCCTGCAATTGGAGGATGAAAGCGACGCTGAATGGGTTTCCCGTACCATCGCAACGGTATTCCAGCAAAAAGTAAGCAGGGCCGCAATTATTTACTGGTTACGTCCATATTCCAGTCTTGAGCCTGAAATTGAAAATGTACTGACGAATAGCGCTTACGCTGATTTCTGCTTCGCCGATGTCTACACAAAGGGAACATTTACGATGCCGGACGGAACCGTAGTTGTTTGGGTTCCTGCGATAGCTGAAAATTATGATAGCTCGTATTTTACCATCCAGATCACATTATATGATACCGCAACGGAAGACATCTGGACGGTTCAGGATATTCTGTCAAAAATAATAGCGGCCGGAATAAGCTATATCCTGATTATTGAGACAACATAAAGGGAACCAAATATGAGAGACATGCGAACGATGAACATGAGCGCGGGGCAGAAGATAGAGTCTGACCTCGTGATGAAGAGAATAGGCGATTTAGCGTATAGAGATTTAGGGGTTATGGCGAAGATGAGCCTGTTTGACGCGGGGAAGGCATTGATAGTGGGGGACGGCTTGAGGGTAGCGCCGAGTTCGGGGATGACGGTTGTTGTGCCAAGCGGAAGCGTATTCCAACGCTGTATTGATGTATATCCGTGTCTTCAGATAGAGGATCAGACTGTGACGCTGGACGCGGCGAGCGGGGTTCCGAGAATTGACATCGTGGAGGCGCAGGTAAAGGTAATAAGCGACAGGGCTGATGTAGTCCAGGTAGCGGGGATTGGGAGTGGAAGCAGTATAGAAGTTACAACGGAGGAGGTTAAGCGAGATATCCGGTATTATTTATCGGTGAGGAAGCAGACGGATACGACGGAGCCGACGGCGGCGACGGCTGCTGAGTTGACGGGCTTGGTAGCGATAGCGGGTACGATAGATTTAAGCAATAAGTATCTGTTGAATATCATGGACGGCGAGGACGGTGATTTCATCGAGATAGATTGCAGGGGGGCTACGCCGGAGGCGACGACAAGGTCGGAGATAATAACAGCTATCAACAGTGCAGTCGGCAGGACAATGGCTACAACCGGCAGCGGTAACGTCATTGTACTCACCGGAGCAGGTATCGGGCAAGCATCCGCATTTTCAATAAAACCGCCAGTCAGCGATGTAAATAAGGATTGCGCTGATTTAGCGCTGGGCCTGTCCATAAGTGGTGTCTACCGCTATGATTATGCCGGGGTAAATGACTGGTTTAAATTGGCTGAAATTGATGTCGGCGCGTTGACTACGGTATTAACTCCGACGGAGATAAGAAACATTGACGAAAAAAGTACGTGGACGGATGGAGATGACATCTTAGTATTCAGTCATATCTTTAGCGGAGGCTGGTCAGGTACTTTTAACGATGGTAACGCAAATACCGTGACAGTTAAGAATGGGATAATAATATCGGTAGCGTAAGATTGATTGGATTCCAATTTTTATCTATATGTCCATGCGTGATTAAAAGCTAAAGATTTATTACAAGCAAGATTTAATTTTTCTATTAGTTCTTTTGCTTGATGTTCAGATATCTGCATTTTTATTTGCATTATTTTTGAATTTATTCTCAATTGTTTGCATAAAGTATATTCATCATGCCATCTGCTAATAAACCATAAGTGATTCCATCTTTCAATTACCTTTTCGATATATATTTCACAGATTCCAGTATCATTAAAAGTTTTAGTTATTTCTGATTTTTGAATTTCCATTACTTTCTTCTTATTGCATCCCTTATTCTTTTTCTAAGTTTTTTATCACTTTCTTTTATCGTGAAAAATAAAAACTTTTTATCTGCGATTCTTTGTAATCCATATTGATCTGCTAAATGGTCGAGATATTTTCCTTTGAAAAATTTAAATGTTTTTGAAAATTTTTTAATATCTTTTTCTGTAACAAAAGTATTAATGTTTTTTTTAAATGGATTACGCATTTTTTAATATCTCCTCTATCTTTTGCCCGGTTGCTTTTTCAATTATTGCTTGTAATTTCTTTTTTCTTGGGCATGGATTTATGTCGCATGATAAATTATAATTACAAACATTGCATATTTGTTTATATTGTTCAATCAATGCCTCCAGCATTTCAGGAGCGGAAGATACGAGCCGGGCATTGGCCTCTATTTCTTCCATATCTGTTCCCGGAAAACCATTTGGAAATAAATCTAAATGATAACCATGCCGAGGCAATCCCACATGCCATTCCTTATATTTATGCTTGACAAAACAAGTCCATGGCCCCGGAGTGTGCTTTAACTTAAATATTTCACCCGTGCCATTACATTTGTCGCATACGATAGTCACTTTTACTAAATCCTGACTTAACCATCTGCCTTTACCTTTGCATCTATCACAAATCATTGTTTCTTTCTCCTGTGCGATTGTTTTAATGGTTGTAAAATGAAATAAAAAATTTATTACTATTTACCCGACTTAACGAAATAGAAAGAAAAGGATTACCTTTTCCATTATCTATATATGATAAATTTATTGCAGATAATTTTAAAAAAAACGATCCGCAATATTCCCCGCCAAAAGGACTTCCGAAAATTCCATTTCTTAATTCCTGACCATCTTTATGAACTTCAAACATTGTCGGCTGGCCATTATGATTTGTAATCCGATAATAACCGCAACCAACATCACTCAAATCCCAATTGATCCGATTCAAATACTCTTTTAATTGTTCTATCGTGGGCGATGTTATGATTTCTTTTTTATTTTTTTTATATTTCATTGTTTTCTCCCATTGGCGACAGAAGCATTGTTTTGTCAAAACAATAGGGGAGGTTTTCTCCCCTATTATAACTTTAATTTTTACTTTTTACTGCTTTATCTTTTCCAGGGCGGATCCTTTTTCGCCGTTGTAGCCGCCGGGGCTGCTGTTTTCTTCGCCGGAGCCTTCGCCGCAGGTTCGTCTGTTTCCTGTACCGCTGGCTGCTGATCTTCTTTTAACGGGAGATGCTTTTTAATATTATTTTGTATCTGCCCTTCCATGCCTGCTCTGTTATCGGGACGTACCCCGACAACTATTTTCAACGGGATATTATGCACTTGCGCGCTATCCTTCAACTCTCCCTGAACGCCACATGCCAGGCATATTGCATTCAGCGCACGTCGTGAAATCTGCTCCGCCTGCTGATTTTTATTCTCAAGATTCAAATTTTCAAATAATTTCTTGCCTTTCATTGGGCCGTCAATTATTTGATACGTCAGCTTCAGCATGTTTCCTGTTCCCTGCGAATTAGGGAGGTAATCGCTGTTTTCAATAACTGCGATGTAATCGCCTGCCGGCAATGGTTCAAACGACTGCTCTTTCGCGTCGTTAAAATCCGGTTGATAATTTAGTTCTGCCATTACTATTTTCTCCTTTTGATTATTATTTTAATTTTCGTTAGCTGTCAACATCCATTCCATGATGTCCTGACAAAATTCTAACGATACCTCGACATCGCCGAGTCCGAAACTGTTCCCATTTATCATCGCCGGATTTTCACCCGAAAGATGCAGGATTCTTTTTTTACTTGTTATTGCCTTGCCTTTCTTTTGCAGTGTCTTCTCGTCTTTTTTGACAAAAATTTCCTGCGTATAAAAAGCAATCACGTCCGCCCATTCCTCGACAACTGATAATGCGTTTTTGTCGATCTTCATTACCGCCTTTTCATAATTATCCATGTTCGGCGGCATAACCGTAATCGTTGTGGAATGCGCGACTACGATTACATCCATGCCGTGATCCCTGAGAACATCGCAATTATAAAGAAGTCCTTTCCACGCCTCAACCGCTAAATATTTTAATCCCTTCTGAAACGCAGTCTCTTTGTTGTTATCGTCGGTTAGGGATACCAGCCCTTTCTTCTTGCATATATACGCATGAATCAGCGGCTCACACCAATCCAGCGAATCCAGGATTACCCTTTTGTATGAATGTTTTTTCGTAATCAGGTAATCAAAGATTTCCAGTATCTCGGAATAATCTTTAACAACCGGGGCCTTATCGCATTTGATATGAGCAACCCTATCTTCAGTCGGTATCATCAATGCGTTTTTTGCCGAGCCTGCGAGTGACGATTTCCCTACTTTGGGCGGACCATATATAATTACTTTTCTTGGTAGCGTCTTCGCTCCCTTACTGATTTTTTCAGCAGTAAATGCCATGCTCTGTTTTCCTCCTGTATTATTAAATTTTTTCGACTTTCACCGAAGTCTTATTGTTCTTAATCGTTACGCAATCGCTGACCATTTTATAATATTCAGCGTTTTCCTTGCTATCCCGCAGCCATTCAAAACCTTTAGCGTCAACGGAAAATTTTATTTTTTCCGGACGCAAATCCGCGGGAATATCTTTGCGTACAGATTCCCATGCCGCCTGATCGAGATCATAAACAACATTCTTCTTCAGATTGACTGAAAATCCAAGTTCTTCTTCTTTAAAGGTTTTTGAATTGCCTTCAAAGTCAGTGCCATAGATCGTCTCAATCTGCGCCTCTATCTCGACGCGGCTGCTTTTCGCCTTGTCCTCAGCTTTCTTGGCTTTTAACCAGTTTTTAAATAGGTCTGCCTTATTCTGATCCGTCATTGCTTTGCCTCCGCCTTCGCGTAAACATTTAACCCGATTTTAATATCAGGATACTCAGGAGCGGCAATGTTCCCGGATGTCGTCGCTACTGTTACGGTTTTACCCGATTTACTCGGCCCGTATCGTTTCGACAAATCAACCGTGATTGTCAGGATATTATCCTTTACTTCCATTGCACAATTGGTCATCCCTACTTTCCCTCCTTCTTCTTTTTAAATTCTTTTAGACCAAGTTCAAGAATTTTAAGATAGCCTTCCTGAAACTGGTCTATTCCCTGATCCATGATTGCGCTTTTGATAGCGCGTTTAAATTCCGGGGAACAGGTGATTGTTATTGTAGTATTTTCATCCAATATTACACCTCCATTATTTATGATGAAATGACAATAGCCAATTATTATATTTCCTGTCAAGACAAAAAAAAATAAAAATCTAAAAAAATAAAAATATTTCTTGACAGGTTTTGCCGATATGGAATAGGTTATGGGAAAAAGAAAAACAGGAGACGACAATGGCCGCATTACCTAAAATAGAAAAAACAACGCTTGACGACGTTGACGAAAAGTTAATAGAAGAAAAAAAGAAAGAAGCATTCCGGCACTACCTGGGGATGAGTATCATCGGAGAGGAGTGCTACAGAAAATTATTTTATACCTACCGCTCCGCGCAGACAAGGGAATTCAATGCGTCCGGCGTCTGCGCAATTGAAGACGGATATACACAGGAAGCAATCATGGCAAAGCGTCTGCGGATGCTTCCTTATATTGAATTATATACGGAAGACCCTGAGAATCCGGGGCAACAAATCGGGTTTTCCCTTCTCCTCAGCCATTTCCGGGGGCATGCAGATGGCATAATCAGGGGATTGCTGGAGAGTCCGAAGACATTTCACATCTGGGAGCATAAATCGGTAAATGAAACAAAATTTAATAAATTAGTCGCATTAAAAAAAGAAAAAGGGGAAAAGCAGGCATTGCAGGAGTGGGATCCGATTTATTTTGCACAAGCGCAAATTTACATGCATTGCACTCAATTGACCAGACATTACCTGACTGTGACAACTCCGGGCGGCAGAGATCATATCTCCTGTCGTACCGAATACAATCGCTCAGTTGCGGAGTCGATCATTGCGAAGGCTCAATCATTAATATTTGACAACTGGAACATTCCGGCCCGGCTCTCCGATAAGCGCGAGTTCTACCAATGTAAATGGTGTACATTCCAAGGCATCTGCCACGACGGAGATTTCCCGCTTGTACATTGCAAGACCTGCCGCTACCTCGAACCCGTCAAAGACGGAAAATGGAATTGTCTGAAACATGAGAAAGAAATAACAGAGGACACGTTGTTTCAGGGATGTGATTATCACATCTATAATCCCGCGCTGATCGCGGCAAAACTGGTCGAGCATCAGGAAGACGGATGCATCTATGTCACCGACAAGGGATTCAGGTTCGCTAATATTTATAACACGGGATTGCCTGAACTCAAGGGCGAACTCGACGCGATATATCCGAGCAAGCATTTATTTGAGAAGATAAAATCGGTAAATAATTTGACAAAGGAAATCGTTAAGATTCAGCAAACATTTCAGGGCGAGATCGTTGACTCGGCCAGCGTGCCGAAGAAGGCATGGGAAAAGAATAAGGAATTGAGGGATATATAGTGACCGACAGTAAACGCAAAAACATCATCAATGCCATTTATGATCTACCGCCAAAGAAAACCTTCTGCTTTAACCGAGGGATGAATTTGGCGATTATTTTAGTTTTTTACATTTTTTAGTTGATATTTGTAAAACCCTTTAGTGTAATATAATCATGAAGATCAATAAAGCATATAAATTCAGACTGTATCCAACGGAAGAACAAAAGAAAATTCTTGCGCAATCTTTTGGCTCTTGCCGCTTCGTCTATAATCATTTTCTTCGCGAACGAATTGATTTTTACATTTTCAATAAAGATAAAGAAAAGAAAGGGCTTACATATTATGATACTGCAAATATGCTTACTGAATTGAAAAAGCAAGAAGAATTTAGTTGGCTGAAGAATACTAATTCTCAATCTTTGCAGCAATCGCTTCGTTGTCTTGACGTAGCTTATAATAATTTTTTTAATCATAAAGCAAAATTTCCAAAATTTCACAAGAAAAGTAATGACCAGTCTTTTCTCGTGCCGCAACATTTTTCTATTAAAGATAAAAAATTGATTATACCTAAATTTGATCCGATTAAAATAGTTTTGCATCGTGATATTATGGGTGTAATGAAAAGTGTAAATATTTCCAAAACTCCATCCGGAAAATATTACGCTTCTATTCTTTGCGAAATCGAACAAGAAATTAAACCAAAGAAAAAAGGAAATAAAACAGGTATTGATCTCGGATTGAAATCCTTTCTTGTAACCAGCGACGGCAAAATAATTGATAGCCCTAAATATTTGCGTAAATCTGAAGATAAACTTCGTAAAGCACAACAATTGCTTTCCCGAAAAGTAAAGGGGAGCAATAATGGAAACAGATCCAGAATAAAAGTTGCTCGTATTCATGAGAAAATATCCAATCAAAGACTGGATTTCCTTCATAAACTGAGTCATCAGCTTGTTGCTGAAAACCAAAGCATATTTGCTGAAGACTTGAATATAAAGGGAATGCAGGCTAATCATAAACTCGCTAAATCCATTTCGGATAGCGGTTGGAGTGAATTCATTCGCCAGCTTAAATATAAATCCGAATGGAATGGAGTACATTTTGGGCAGATAGATAGATTTTTTCCATCCAGCAAAAGATGTAATAGTTGCGGTTGGATAAATGAATCTCTTACTCTCAAAGACAGAGAATGGATTTGTCAGTGCGGTAAGACTATTAATCGTGATTTGAATGCTGCTCAAAATATTCTCCTTTTTGGTCTAAAATCAATAGGGCAGGAACTGCCCGAATCTACGCTTGGGGAGAGAGATTTTTTAACGTCTCTCGCCGAACCAGGAAGCCACCGCCTTTAGGCAGTTGGTAGTTCACATTATCTCTTTAAATACTTTTGCTGCTCCCCATCAATTTGATTATTATACTTTACGTGTAGTAATTGGAGAATATGAAAAGAAAGATATTACAGCGGAAGAAGCTGTTGAAAAATTATACGAGGGAAAAGAAAAAATAAATCCGCATACTGTTTTGCAATACGCAAGAGCAATTTATCAATTATCGGAGGGAATAAAGTAATGACACAGGAACAAGCAATTGAATTAGCCATGCAGGGACATAATATTTTTCTAACCGGTCAGGCGGGAAGCGGAAAATCATACACTGTAAATAAAATTATTGCTGCATTGAAAGATCAAGGAAAAGTCGTAGCAAAGACCGCCAGTACGGGAATTGCCTCGACACATATCAACGGAACTACAATCCATTCCTGGGCTGGTATAGGGATAAAGGATAAGTTGATCGAGGACGACATCTATAAATTGAAGAATAATAGATTTTCCAATAAAAGAATCTCGAATGCCGATGTCTTGGTTATTGATGAGATTTCAATGCTGCATGATTACCGCCTGGATATGGTGGAGCAAATTTGCAGTTTCATCCGGGATCGATCAAAATTATTCGGGGGCTTGCAGGTAATTTTAGTCGGGGACTTCATGCAGTTGCCACCGGTGAACAGGAATGGGAGATCGAATAATTATTGTTTTAACGCGAGGTCATGGGATGCAGCAGATTTCAAGGTATGTTATCTCACTAAAATTTACAGGCAGGAGAATGACAGCGTATTCATTGAATTATTGAATGCAATCCGGCATCAATCGGTAACGTCTGATCATATCCGGCAATTACGGGCGTTATCCGAAAATAAAAAGAACATGCGACCCGGCATCAATCTCTACTGTAAAAATGTAAATGTTAATGTAGAAAACACAATCCAACTGAACAAAATTTCGGGGGGATCCTATATTTCGAGGATGATAAGCTCAGGCATTGACTTCAAGGTTAAATCTTTGAAAAGCAATTTAACTGCTGATGAAACTTTAATTTTAAAGGAAGGCGCTAAGGTGATGTTGCTTGTGAATAAGCCGGGATATTACGTCAACGGGACATTATGCGTGGTAACGGATTTGAGGGAATTTGAATCCGATAATATCTGTGAGGTCGAGAATTTAAAGACTGGCGCGAGATACCTGATTGAACCGTATTCGTGGAAAATGGAAGAGAATGACGAGGTTGTCGCTACCTGCATACAATTCCCGATAAAGCTGGCTTGGGCTACAACAATACACAAAAGTCAAGGCTGTACCTTTAATTTCACGAATATTGATATGTCGGATACCTTTGTCGAGAATATGGGTTACGTCGCGCTATCGCGTTGTACTACTCTGGACGGAATCTTCCTGAAGGGATTTAATGAGTTATCGCTGAAGATCGATCCCGTGATTATTGCAAAGGATCTGGAATTCCAGGAGATGTCGAGGGGGATTGAGGGATGAAAAAATACTTGACGAATAATAAACGGGGATATACATTTATTTCATCTTTTGAAGAAAGATGAAATAACCTCGACCGGATTTCATGTTTCTTCAAAAAAGAAACCATAAAGGCTTATTCTCTTGTTCGGTCGAGCCGTTAGAAATAACGGGAACAGGGGAATAAGCCTTTTTTGTTGAGAGGGGATGAAGTGGAAGAAATTAAAACTAAAATATGTTTTGAATGTGGTATTGAAAAGTCAGTGAATGAATTCAGAAAAAATAAAACAAGCAAAATAGGGGTATGCAGAGAATGTAAAGAATGTGCAAGAAAACACGATAAAATATATAGAGAAAAGAATAAGGAACAGATACGAAAAATTAATTTAAAATATATTGCTTCGCATAGGAAAGAACGGAAAAAATATGCACAAGAATATAGTAAAAGATGTGAAGAAAAAAATAAAATAAAAAATTTCAATATCCCACAAACAAAAGTTTGTTCAAAATGTAAAATTGAAAAGTCTATCAATGAATTCGATAAACAATTTTCTAAAAAAGATGGACTCCGGGCACATTGTAAAAAATGTAGACATGAAATTTATTTAGAAAACATTGAACAAAAAAAAATATATGATAAAGAATATCGAATAAAAAATTATGACAAGATGAAAATAAAATGTAAAAAATATAGAGAAGAGCATAAAGAAGAAATAAAAAATAAAAGGGGAAAACAATATTATAACAATTGGGAAGAAAATAAAGAAAAAAATAAAATTGCTGCACGTAAAACTCATTTAAAAAGAAAACAATATTATAAAAAATATAGAGAAAAAAATAAAAATCAATTATTTCAACAATCTAAAAAATATAGAGCAGAACAAGGCGAAACATTAAAACAAAAGAAAAGATTATATTATCAAAATAATAAAAAAGAAATAATTAATAAATCTGTAAATTATAGAAGAGAAAGAAGGAAAAAGGATCCTTTATATATAGTATACGGAAGAATACATGCAGCTTTTTCATCGACTTTAAAATTACAAATGGTACAAAAAACACAAAGATTATTTAAGTATACATCTATTCCTATGGAACAATATTTGAAACATTTAAAAAGTGATCCTTTATGGAATGATTATGCCATACATCGAGCATCATATAACATCGATCATATTATACCTTGTGCTTTATATAATTTTTCTAATTTACAAGATATAAAAAAATGTTGGAATCCTAAAAATTTAAGATTATTATCTAAAATAGAAAATATTAAAAAAAGTAATAAATTCGATATAAATTTAATCAAACAATATAAAATAGAACATTTGCTCCCCGAAGGATTTATATGCTAAAGTTACGCTACTATCAACAAGATTGTATTGAAAATTTTTTTCAATATTGTGAAAATAATCATGGGAAAAACCCATTGATCGTACTTCCTACTTCGGCGGGGAAGTCATTAATAATCGCACATATTATTCGCCGTGTATTAGAATATGATGATACCAGAATATTGATACTCAGTCATCAGCAAGAATTAATAAAACAATCGTATCTTGAATTAATAGAAAATTTCGATAATGAAATATTTTTAGATGCGGGCATATACAGTGCCGGCCTCGATTGCCGTGATACAAATAATAGAATACTTTTCGCAGGAATACAGTCGGTTTATAATCGCGCATGGGAATTAAATTTTCGAGATATAATATTAATCGATGAAGCACATCTGTTGAGTCCTAAAGCAGAAGGCATGTACCAAACCTTCATTACCGAATCAAGAAAAATAAATTCAAAAATTGTTATCTGTGGTTTAACTGCAACGCCTTTTAGAATGAAGGAAGGAATACTTACCGAAGGCGAAGGTCATTTATTCGATGATATTTGCTATGAGGTAACGATAAGAGAATTAATTGATCCCAATCATTTTAAGAATAGAGATAAACAGCAATATCTTTGTGATTTGATCGTTCCTGCAATTATTAATAAAGTTGATTTATCTCAAGTACATGTACGGGCGGGTGAATATAGCTTGGATGAAATGCAGGCAGCATTTGAGGAGAACGATCTCGTCAGCCGGGCTGTTAAAGAAATGGTTGAGAAGTCTGTGGATAGGAAAAAGATATTGGTATTTACTGCTGGGATTATGCATTGTGAAGACGTTCTGAAAAAAATGCAAGAACTCGGAATCAATGATGTCGGGATGGTACATTCTAAACAGAAAGAGGCGATGAATCAACAAAATATTCAAGATTTCAAAGATGGGAAATTAAGGTATTTGTTAAATATAAATTCGATGACAACGGGCTTTAATGAGAAGAAAATAGATTGTATTGCCGTTTTAAGATCAACAATGTCTCCCGGATTGTGGATTCAAATGTGCGGTCGCGGCCTTCGCATTCATCCTGATAAAAAAGATTGTCTTATACTCGATTTTGGGACTAATGCATTAAGGTTAGGTCCTATCGATAAAATCGTCATCCGCAAGAAAAAGAACGGCAAAGGAAAACAACTTGAAACATGTCCAATGAAAGAATGTCCACAGTGTCAGGCACTCCTTTACCCATCGGTAAGAACCTGCCCCGACTGCGGATACGAATTCCCGACAGAGCCAAAACATGAGGATCAGGCCAGTACAGCCAGCATATTATCGGAATGGAGAAAGCCGGAAGAAGTCGAAATTGAATCTATCTTTTACGGAAGACATGAAAAGAAAGGGAAGCCGGACAGTTTAAGAGTTGACTATAGGGTAAGTTACTACGAAAAATATTCGGAATGGATATGCGTGGAACATTTAAAGGGCAGCTACCCCGAAAGGAAGGCGCAGTCATGGCTAAAACGACGTTGCCCGGAACGGGAAATAAATACGATAGATGAAGCGTTAGAGCATAGCGAAGAATTTTTGGAGCCGTCAAAAATTATCGTGAATTATAATGGGAAATTCCCGCAGATCACGGGATATATTTTTGATAAACCGAAAGAAAAAGAAGAAATACAACAGCCTGCGGTTGCAGCAAATTCAATGCAGGAATGGAATCTGGACGATATTCCGTTTTGAAGAGGGATGTGTTATGAAAAATATTGATAATAAGAATTATGAAAATAATTTGAAGAAAAATTTTAATCAATACATGATTTCTAAATGTGGAAAATTTTGGAAAGAATCGATAGAAAATAATTATATTAAAGCCTATAAAGAGGCATTTCGAGCTGGATTCAAATCTGGAATTAAATTTAAAAATATAACAATATGAAAAAAGAATATGGTGATAATTATTATATCGAGAAAGCAAGATGCTGGATGCAAAACGTGGGAATTACTGACGTTAAATACGCAAAAGGATTTATTAAGAGTATAATCGGATTAAAAGATTGTACAATAACAATGAATAATAAATCTATAGAAATAGATAAAGAAAAAATAACTCACGCCAAAGATATATTATATGGATTAAAATTTATCAAATAATATTATGGCAACTAACATGAAAAAAGAAATTACCAAATCCACGACAAAAGCATTAGCAGTCATCAATCAGAATAACGCGCTTCAAATCAAAGACGCGGCGTGGCAATCACTATCGCAGGAGAGCCAGAAAAGCTACGGCTACGACTATAAATTATTTTACGAAGTAATTAAAAAGGATCCCAAAGATATAACAGCCGCAGACATTCAGCAATATGTGAAACATCTCGAAGACAGCGGATACAAAAATAACAGCATATCCAGGAAGATTGCGAGTCTGTCGAAAATGTTTAAAGTCATGGTAATGGCAGGTGAGATCAGGATCAACCCAATCGATATACTAAAACAGTTCCATCGCCTATCGTTTAAGTCATCAAAGAGCGTTCAGGTCGGGCTGACATTGCAGGATATACAAAAGACTGTTAAAATAAATAAAAATGATACGCTATCGGAAAAAAAAATAAAAATTATTACGAAGACGCTGGCGATGTCGGGTATGCGAATAAGTGAATGTATAAACATCAAAAATGAAGACATCGCCTCTTTCGATGAGAATACTTATATTGTTACCATATTGGGCAAGGGAAAGAAACAAAGGAAGATCTACCTAAGCCATGAATTTTTGTCGGAGATCAGAAAATATTTCCCCGGAATAAAAGGGGTGAAATATCTTTTCTACAGCAATAGCAAAGGTCATACATATAATAGGAAGTATTTGTGGCGGGTACTGCATAATTTATTTCAGGAGAAGGTGGGGAAAGACGTCCATCCACATTTGTTGCGGCATTTTTTTATTAGCTATAAAATTTCAATAGAAAAGCAAGACATCAAAGCCGTTAGTCGTTATTGCGGTCACGCTGACACCTCGACCACTTTGAATATGTATGTGGATACCGAGCTAAATGTTGAAGATGCTAAATTAAAAATATGAAAAAAGAATACACTCATTATGAACTATGCCGGATCACTGCCGCAAGATTTCTAAAGGAATCTGAGATTGTATTATTTGAATATCAAAATTTCGCAACAGGAGAATTCCCTGACGTTCTTTGCTTCAACGGATCGTACTCAAAATTATTTGAAATAAAAGTTGATTATCAGGATTTTAAAAGAGATAAACAAAAAGATTGCAGGACTGAATATAAAATAAAATATTTTGGAACATTTCGTTATCAAAAAAATATTTTGAAAAATTTTAAATTTGAGCATCTTGGAAAAATTTGGCAGATGTATTTATGTGCATACAGATTGTGAGGATGGATGCAAAGATCATTTAATCGCCAAGCTGGAAGCGGATAAGGTGGAATTGCTGGAAGCATTAAAAGAATTAAGTGGCTATAATGAAGATTGCCTGTTAGATTGTAATATGCAATGTTATCGTCACAAATACAAAAGATTAATCCAAAAGATGGAGAAATAAAATGACATCAAGAGAAGTATTTGAAAAAGTAGAATGCAAAGAAGAATGTTATGGAATATTTTGCACTGCTCATCCTGATAAATTGGATACATGCAAGAAATACATTAACTATCATCTCGAAGAACAAAATAAGTTGATGCTGGAAGCATTGAAAGCAATAGATGAAGCCGTAAACGATAACTGTATACCGGATGCACAGATGATGATAAAGAATATTATTAACCAAGTATCAGGAGAACAGGAGGGATAAGATGGATATTTATAAATGTGAAAAGTGCGAAAAGATATTTGATGAATTTGAGATGGATTATAAACAAGCTCAAATTGATAAAAAAGAATTATGTGATTATTGCAGGAAGCAACTTATTGCTGCCGAAAGAGCAGAGAGAAGTAAGGACTTATAAAGTCACGCACTCAGTAGAGGCGTTATTAAATTTAAAATATTAGCGAGTTTAAGTTATTAGATAAAATAAATTTTTTAATCAAAATAATAGGAAGTTGCTGCCCGCCCAGGTGAGCCGATCTTGTCGGGGCGGGCAACGCAAAAAACACTTGACAAGACAAATAAATAAAATATATTTTTAAAAAAAGAAAAGGAAAATACAATGATTACTTTAATTCTCTCCAAAAACGACGCATTCCGTTATGGCGGGATCGATGCATTAAAAAAAATTTCAGCCGCGCATTCTAAAAATATTTATGTCGTCAATTATTGTATAATCAGAAAAGGCAAAGTGCAATGGCTGGAAAATTAAAACCGAAATTTGAGAAGAAACCATACGCCCCCGGTTCGCCGGAAGCAATCAAAATCGGATGCACCTGTCCCGTGGAAAAGAACAATGAAGGTGCGGGTGCATATATGGATGCCGAAGGGCATCCGGCGTTTTGGTTCAGCAAAGATTGTCCCATTCATGGTGGAGCCAATCCAATTGATCCGAATAAAAAGTTGCAGGAAATATAGTCATGGAAGAAAAAATCAAAAAAATAAATGAATTACGTGATAGGATTCGCCGTCAATTACTTCTGCGTTTTTATTTAACGCAGGACGAAGAAATTTTATTTTTACTGAAAAGATTATGAATGCAGTAAAAGAATTTATAAAGTGGTATCCGCCTCTTGGTTTTTTAATTGCGGTTACAATCGTGTCTTTAATCTTTTTATGGATATTTTTTATAGTAATGTCATGACTGCGGAAATAATTAAAATGCAATGTAGTGTTTGCGGAAAAATAACAGAGCATCAAGTCAGGGAACATAAAGATTGCCACGACTACAAATGCAGTGTTTGTAAAAAAGTTTACACATTACCGAAAGAAATAAAGAAGGAGTACTGCGCATGAAATTTTTCGAGAATTACAAAAAAAGAAAAGAATTAGAAAGAGATCGTGAAAAATTTTTCCGCAGCTTGGTAATTAAAAATTTATCCGATTTCAATGCATACTGCGATTTCCTGAACAGCAAAAAAATAATAAATATTTTAAAAAAATTTCTCGCCGTTGAAATCGGAATTCTTTTCGTATTATTAGTCATAGCAAATTACATATTCGGGTAAAACGATGGGAATACTAATGGAAAAGAAAATACCATGCGAAATTTATTCTCGTGTGGTCGGATATATGCGACCTTTGCAACAATGGAACCTCGGTAAAAAAGAAGAATTCCAGGACAGGAATCAATACAAGCAGGAAGAAATTTTTAAAAGCAAAAAATTTACGGAGGAAAATCAATGCAGGGTATAAACAAAATCAAGGAAGTAGTCGCAGAGCAAAAAGATGCCGAGACAGGTATATTCTTTGATGCTGAGACTGCATCGGAAGCACATTTACTACAGGAAATTAAAAGATTGCATAAAATAATTGAAGATGAATTCGGAGACTGCAAGGATACTGCGGCTGTGGCTTTCGCAGATATGCCGGACATGACAAGAGAGGAACAATTCGCAATCAGGCAATGGCTCGCGCTTGGTCATCAGGAAAATAAATGCCACATCTACGGCGATGACGGGGAATTACAATGTAATAATATGCAACGACATGGCCGTTGCATGGATTTCAAGCGTGAAAAAATATCCGATTTAATGTTGATCCTTCAGGCGACTATTTTGCTGGAATCTGGGAAGATTCAAGGTATAAAAAAGGACACTAAGCCGACGGACATTGTTGAGATGTGGGGGAAGGTAAAGAAATGAAAGAAGATATACTTCTGGAAATCGGACAAAAAGTTTTTGTTAAAAGATTAGATCCTCGATACGGCAGAGACGAAAAAACAACTATTACGGAAGCAATTATTGAAAAAATCGGTAAAAAATATTTTTATTTAAAAGAATACTGGAATACTAAATTTTCTATTACGGAAATGCGCGACATCTCTAATTATACGTCGGTTTATGCCGTATATTTATCTGAGCAGGAAATCAAAGATGAAAAAGAATATTTTGAAAAGATGAAATTTTTACGAGATACTTTCGATTATCGCAGAGGGAAGAAAGATTTTACGTTGAATCAATTGAAAAAAATTTGTGATATAATAAACAATGAATAAAACTTCAAAAACGAAAAAGCGACAAAAGAACACTTATGCCTCTTTGACCATAAAATTAAGCCAAAAATGCTTAAAATTAGCAGAAAAAGCCAGTACAGAGCAGAATATGCAGAGTATGTCGGCGTTTATTGAGGGCTATGTCCGACCCTATATCGGTCAGCATACGCCAATCCGCAGACCTCACGGGAAATATAAGCTAATAAAAAAGACTTTTACTTTTACGGAAGAATTTATCGCCGGGATCCGGGGCAGCGGGAATATGTCCGTCTACATTGAGCAGGAACTTATGAAAAGGATGCGGGAATGAATATACAGGAATGGATCAGTGAGGGCAGGCCGTGGAATGTAATTTTATACGGCGACTGTATGGATTTAATGGCAGAGTTAAAGGATAAAGAATTTTCTTTAGCTTGTGTCGATCCGCCGTATGGGATAAATGAAAGTAAAAAAGTACAATCAAGACCAGAATATGTAAAACAAAAAAATGGAAATTTATTATACCTTCCAAGAAAGCATAAGATAAAACAATGGGATAACGGAATCCCTAACGAGCAATATTTTAATGAATTATTCCGTATTTCTAAAAATCAAATTATATGGGGTGGAAATTATTTTATTAAATACCTTGAAAATACTTCATGTTTTATAGTGTGGGATAAATTAAATGGTAATTCCGATTTTGCAGATTGTGAATTAGCATGGACTTCTTTCAATACTGCAGTAAGAAAAGTAAAATATATGTGGTCGGGATTTTGTCAAGGTAAAAATATTGATAGTGATTTACAACAAGGAAATAAAAAATTAAATGAGCAGCGTATCCATCCTACTCAAAAACCCGTCGCTCTTTATCGCTGGCTCCTGCAAAAATATGCCAAGCCCGGAGACACAATCATCGATACTCATTCCGGTTCCGCAAGTCTTGCCTGCGCCTGTCACTTAGAACATTTTAATTTCATTGCAATTGAAAAGGATTATGATTACTGGAAAACGAGCGTTGAACGCTATGAAAGAGAAACTGCTCAGGGGAAATTTTTTTGATTATGAAAAGATATGATTATCTGAAAGGCAATCAATTTGCGAAGGGACACAAGCCGAATATAACATCTTTTCCAAAAGGACATTGCCCCTGGAATAAAGGGAAAAAAGGCATTCACCTTTCCCCCGCAACTGAATTTAAAAAAAATGGGAACCCGATAAATTTAAAACCGATTGGAACGATAACAATTAGAATTGAAAAAAATAAAAAAGAAAGACGGTGGATAAAAATTGCAGAACCGAATAAATGGATTGAATATGCTAAATTTATTTGGATAAAAAATAATGGTGAAATTCCAAAGGGATTCGTTGTGCATCATCGTGATTGGAATTCGTTAAATGATGATATTGAGAATTTACATTTACTAACAAGAAAAGAACTTTTTGAAATTCATAATATCGGAAGAAATGGAAGGCGGATAAGACAAGAAAATTATTTAAAAGAAAAAGAAAGACAGAAGAAAAATGATTTAAAAATTTCACAAATGAATGAAATGGAACGGCAGCGGATCAATAAGGAAATTTCTAAGAAAGCATTGAACATTATTGATTGGTGCAGCCAGTAAAAAATTAAAAATGAGTCCTTGACATAAAAATTAAATAGTAAATGATTGAATTTCCACACAAAAAATACGAGCTAAAAAGTAAACATGGATTGCGTAAAGAAATATACAGATCAAGGCTTTCACATTTTTCCCTGTTCCCTGTCGAAGATACCTATCACCCGGCATGGATTCTATAACGCAAGCAATGATTACGAACTCCTGCGAAAACAATTCTACAAAGAAGATTTATTGATCGGATTTCCTACGGGGAAAAAGAATGGAATCGTAGTTATTGACTTCGATGTAAATAAGGAAATCCCGGATACGCATGAAATCGATACGAGATCAGTTTCGGAATTGATTGAAGAAGTCGAGGATAAATTCGGAAAATTCCCGGATACCTTCGTTGTTACAACTATGCACGGAGGCAGGCACTTATGGTTTAAATTGCCTGACGGCATTGACATTGGATCGCGAACCCGATTCATCGACAAGGGGACTCCAGTCGATATTCGCGGAGATGGAGGATATGTAGTCGCGCCTGACGAAAAACATTACCTCGTATACGACGATGTCGATGAATTAGGACTCGATAATATCCGCAGTCGCTGTGCCGTCGTTCCCGACTGGATAATTGAAATATTCCAGAAAAAAGCAGAAGCAGAAACGGAACCTGCCGGAATCGTTCTCCCTCCTGAAGAAATTCAGGAGATCAGATCTGCGCTATCATATATTAGCAGCGATGACAGAGATACCTGGGTAAGAACAGGGATGGCGCTGAAAAGCACTGGTTCTGTATCTGCTTACGGGTTATGGAATGAATGGTCACAAACAAGCTCAAAATATAAAGCCGACGACATGGAGAAACGCTGGGCAGGATTGAAGCCTGCGGATATAACAATCGCAAGCTTGTTCCATGAGGCTAAAAAATATGGCTGGATGACGACATATACTAAAAAAGAAGTTCAGGTCATACCTCCCTCTCAGGATACGCAGGAATACAATCCGAATCTGCCCACAGACGAAGAAATAGAAAAAATTCAAATAGCATATAAGAAACAGCCTTTCCCAGATGACCTCCTGCATCCGCCGGGATTGGTGGGCGAGATAATGCAGCATATTCTTGAACGGGCAATCATTCCGCAGCCCATATTCGCATTATCTGCGGCTTTGTGCGCGGTGGCTACGCTTGCAGGACGCAAATATCAGTCTCCGTCGGGGATAAGGACAAATATTTATTGTCTGAATGTCGGGGATTCCGGATCAGGAAAAGACGCCCCGCGCAAGATCATAAAAAAGCTATTCGAGGAGGCCGGAGTCGGTCACAGGGCCTGCGTCGAGGATTGTGCAAGCGACGCCGCTATCGTTACTGTAATGACGATAACACCGAGTCAGATGTTTTTATTGGATGAAATTGGGCGATTGCTGGAGACGACAAAGAAGGGCGGGACACATTTATATAATGTTGTATCCGTGTTGCTGAAGATGTATTCCTCAAGCGATGAAATCTATTACGGCAAAGTATACGCCGCAACGGATAAAGATAATCAAATCAAGATTGTGCAACCGAATCTATGCATATTAGGAAATACATCTCCGGACGTGTTATATAAGGGGCTGAATTTTGAGGCCGCAAGCGATGGCTTTCTCTCTCGTATGCTGATATTTGAAACTGATAATTCATTGCAGAGAAAAGATAGAAAAAAATTATTGCTAAGGAAAACTGCGAAATCATTGATAGATCAAATTAAGGCGTTAGAGAAACGGCCGATCAATGTCGATCCCGAAGGCAATATGGACGCGGCATTGTATCCGAGGCCGAAGATAGTAGAGATTGACGAGAATGCGGAGTCAATGTTAGAAGAATTTGACGAATTTATATTTACAATGAGAACGCAGTTAAAAAAAGACAATAGGAATGAGATTATATACAACAGAACGGAGCAGTTGGCACAGCAAATAGCAATGATAGTGGCAATCGGAAATAACATCAATGATCCCGTAGTAACTGCGGATGAAATGAGCTACGGCATCGGGTTGGCAAAATATCTGGCAGACGAAATGCATTTTATCGTAGAGAACTATATGGCTAAAAACGACCTCGAACACGAAGTAAAACGTATACTGGCAATCATCAGGAATTCCGGCTATTTATCGCTGCCTGATATAATAAAGAAGACGCAGAACCTGCCGGGATACTTGAGGAATGATGTGCTTCAGACTTTGCAGGAATCCGGTCAAATCGAGGAAAGGATAGTGGGGCAGGGCGCGTATGCGCATAAGGTTTTGATAGCAAAATGAAAAAAAATATTATTTTATGCTTGACGGTTTGAGAGCATTTTAATATATTGCAATTAAAGGAATAAAATTATGAAAGACATCGAAAAAGAATTTAAGAGACGGCAGCAACAAATCGAAAACGATCTTGAATTTTATGTCGTAATCATCAAGGAAAAAGCCGAAGAACTCGGCGGATACCGCGCGCTTTCCCGGTACATCGGAAAAGGCGAAGTATACATAACTAATGTTTTGTCACGTAAGCATTTGTCGCAATTGCAAGCTACTGTTAGCGAAATCATCGCGAGACAGGGAAAATAATTATGGGAATAATGGGTTGCTTCCGGAATAATTGTGATAATATAATGTGCAATCGATATTCTTCCAAATACGGATATATCTGCTCCGAATGCTTTGACCAATTACTCAATAGTAGTTTATCTATAAAAGAATTCATGGCATCCGACAAAGAGGAATTTGAAATAAAAAAAGATAGATACGAAGAATTAGATAAAGAATTTAAATTTAAAGATTAAAATAAAATCAAACATGATACCGTTATACAATATTTAAAGGCAGGATTGAATATATGAAAGGAAAAATTTATTTAAAGAGGGTTAAAAAAAATCGCATTTGTTGCAACGATGAAAACGGGAATAAATGTTTTTTCCTTTTCAATTCCGTTCATCCTTGCTTGAAAAGATATATTCAGTGCGAATCCGAACATATCATTTTCCTTCAGGTCCCAAAACCTCCGACAATTGTTAAGTGGGGAAAGGGTTCGGGATCGATAACACTCTCTGACGCACGTTGCCAGGTAAATGATCGATTTAATCATCGAAATGGAATTGTTTATGTAATCAAAGGCGCATGGAGCGGCAGATACCCGGATAAATCTACCTGTTTCATGATGAGAGAAAACGGCATCGGCCACGCCTACGCAGGAATAGCAACTCCGGTAAAAGATGTCTGGAATATTACAGAAGAAGAATTCAGTGAAATCTGCGGTGGCCATCCGCAATGGTTTAAAAAAATATGTTGAGCGACGACTTAAAACAATTTCGGAGAAATCATCCAGAGCCGATAATAATGGATAAATTCATAAGGCAAGCATTAGCGCTGGAACAACAAATCAACGACAGTTATCATCAAGGGTATATTGACGCAGTAAATGGAAAACGATGTAAACATCCGAAGAAACTGGAGGGGGTATGATCATATTAGCAATCTTTTTACTTGTCATAATAATTGCAGGTATCGCAACACATAAATCCTGCATGAACCAGAAAGGCTTTTTAAAATAAAAGGCATCCATATTTTATGGATAAACTATTTCTTCATTTAGGAGGTGGACCGTTTATATATGAAATAATTTATTGAAGATAGTGATAAAATAGTCGGCTTCCTCTGCTATGTGCCGAAAACAATGCAAATTCCGTCGCGGCCCTCATAGGAAAGGCGGGCGGAAGAATAGTCCAGTTGTTTCTCCGTAGAGGTATGACTCTAAACTATTAAAACGGGGGGTGTTCGGTGGCGGAATTGGGTAGACGCATCCTCCACTGAGGAAGGATAGAAATAGGGACGCCAAATACTATTCCATTGCAGGTTCGAGACCTGCCCGGACAATATAAAATAAAACAAGGAGCAAATTTCATGAATGCAAAAACGGCGAAGTCGATGCGCAGGCTGATCAGAAAAAACAAAACCGCAATCATTAAAGAATTTATGCTGGCAATTCAGGATTGGCCAAAATCTTACAGGTGGAAACTTGCATGGAAAATAATAAGAAACAAAAAGCAAAAATCAGGAAAAATTACAGCTTCAGCGAAGAAAAATCCGGATTAATATTCCGGGAAATTATTATTTATCTGTTTCTGTGTGTAATAGCATGGGTTTGCGTCGATTACGGAAAGAAATATTATCAATTCCACAAGGCAGAAAAGGAATATATTCACTATAGCAAGCAATATTCCTGGCTAACGCAAAAAATTTATGATGCGGTGAAGTGGGAAACAGAAACGCAGCAGGTTCCAACAGCATGGATGCTTGCAATAATTAATTCGGAATCAAGGGGAAAGCAATACGCTGTATCCGTGGCGGGCGCTATCGGACTGGGGCAGGTTATGCCTTTTCATTATCAGGGCAGGAAAGAGGCATTATTTGATATCGATCTGAATATTCATCTCAGCGTAAAGGTATTCCGGGCATGTCTCGTTCAGCATAAATTCAATCTCGTACGGGCGCTGAATGCATACGAGGGCAGGAACAACAGATCCGATGTAAATGTGCATTATCTTTCAGAAATTTTTAATAATATCTATTTCTACGATAAAAAATGACAGAAGAAGAACGGATTAAAACAAACAAATTACTGCAACAGCGTAGCTTGAAGTTGATTGATATCAATGTGGCGTTGCCCGGCCAAGTCAAATGCCACAAATGCGGGAGATATGAATATCCGGAGCTGATGCATGTTGATCAAAAAATACGCAGGGGGAATATTGTTAGAGTGAAGACCTGCTGGGAATGTAAGAACAAAAAGTAAAATATTCTTGACATTATGTCCCTTATCGTTTTTCTTTCAAGGAAAAGGCTATAAGGAGGCGTAAATGCCGCATATAACAATCCATGAGCCGATGCCGTTATCAGGCGTCGCGTTTTACCGCAGTATCGGTACTCTTTCCTATTTGTCGAAATTGGATCCAAAAATTACAATATCCATACCAAAAAACATAACCTGGGCGGAGCTGTCGGGTACGGATATATTTTACATGCAACGACCACAAGGCCCCGGCGATATCGCGGCGTTGCAGATGGCTAAAAATTTCAATATCCCGATATGGGTCGATTACGATGACCTTCTGCATGAGATCCCGCGATATAATCCGGGCTGGAAATATTACAAAAAAACGGGAGAACCCCTGGGCAGAATCGTAGAGGCGATAACCGCAGCCGATATCGTCACCGTTTCTACTCCGGCAATTAGAGATTACTACCTGAAATATAATAAAAATATATATATTATCGAGAACGCGCATAATGATTACAGATATCCCTTATCTGTCGTTAAAGATACCATAGATAGCGTGGGTTGGCGTGGAAGTAATACCCACAGAGGTGACATCTTATCTGTTGCCGATTACATCTTCAACACAGCAAAAGAATTCCCGCAATGGCAATTCCTGTTTATTGGGAACGACATCTGGTATATCACGGACATGGACAGGATTAAGCGCTGTATCCAGATCGACGAGTGTGATCCCATAGATTATTTCTATTTCATCAGGGAGTGGAAGGCTGCGATTCAGATAAATCCGTTGCTTAATAATGCCTTTAACCGGGCGAAATCGAATATTGTCTGGCTTGAGGGCACTTACGCGGGTTCGGCGACGATTGTACCAGATCTGCCTGAGTTCAGATTGCCTGGCGCGATAACATATAATCCGGATGACGGCAAAACTTTCGCCTACGCCCTTGAGAAATGCATGAAAAGCAAATCTTACAGGCAGGAGAAATATCTGGAGAGCCTGGAATACATTCAGGCGAATCTATTACTGAGCCGGGTGAATAAGAAGCGGCTGGAAATAATCGACAAGATTATATGTCGCTGAAATACGATTATTACACTTTAATATTTACAATAATTACAATTGTCAGGTAAAATATGAAATATTCAGACTATCACTGCCGCGTCTGCGGCAATATCTTTGAGGTATGGATCGAGAATAAAGACAATTTTCCGGCATCTTCGGAGTGTCCGCTATGCCACAATGCGGAGACGCAGCGGAGATTCAGCCCTCTCCCGCATATATGCCATCAGGGCAGAGCTGGAAATCAAAAGAACGGATACACCAGCAATGAAGTTTCCATAAAAAAGACGTGAGAAAAAAAATAAAAACCCGAAGAAAAAAAAATAAAACATGAAAAAAATAATTTTTTTCCTAAATAAAAATTTTCCCATGCACTCTGTTTTGAGTATCGGGGAAAATGACGACTTCCTGCATGAGATTACGCAGATTTTGCGGCTTCAGCGGTATGACTCTGTCCGGGAGCATCATAAAATAGTGCATCCGCTGTTTAGGAATAAAAGCTATGCCTGGTGCGTTGGTCCCGGCCCCGGATATCTGCCCGGCCTGGATAGAATCGGCATGAATAATGTGCTGGATAACATGGGAAAGCACGCTAATCACATCTTTTTCTATCAGGATACGGATAAAAGCGACGCCTTTTGGGTAGAGCGC